GACAACGCCACCTGGCTTGGCGCCACGATCCTCACGCAGGCTGGCGCCACGGCCACCACGTTCAACGCTGCTGGCTTGTGGGTGGCGCCTGTGCTGGCGCGTTACCTGCGGCTCAGGCTGAGCACCGCCACCACGGCCGGCACCACAACGCTGAGCATCCACCAGTTCGACGACAGCCGTCAGTTCTGGCTGGCAACGCAGCCAGTCTCAGGCACGGTCACCAGCAACATCGGCACCGGCACGCTGGCTGGCGTCACGACGGTCACGACGGTTTCAGCTGTCACCGCTGCCAACCTGGCGCTGCCAGGCATCATCGCGGATGTGGCCTCAGCTGCGTTGACAACAACCACGACCACGGCGGCATTCACGCCGACGTTTGGCACGGGTTACAGCGTCAGCATCCCGGTCACTGCAGTCACAGGCACCACGCCAACGCTGGATGTGGCCATTGAGGAATCCGACGACAGCGGCACCAACTGGTTCAAGGTCTACGACTTTCCCAGGATCACAGCGGCCGGCATGTACCGCTCACCGCTGATCAGGATTTTCGGCAACCGGGTGCGTTACGTGCAGACCGTGGGCGGCACCAGCCCGAGCTTTACCAGGGCGATCAACCGCCTGCAGAACAGCAACAGCTCCAAAGCCGTGCGCCAGCTGATCGACCGCTCGATCGTGCTCACCACGCTCAACAGCACAACGCCAAGCCTGGACACCAGGGACGCAGGCAACCGCGCTCAGCTGGTGGTCAACGTCGGCGCAATTACCACCACGGCACCAGCGCTCCAGATGGAGGGCAGCGACGACAACGGCGCCAGCTGGTACGCAATCGGCACTGCGCTCACCGCTGTGGCCAGCTCCACGGTGCAGCTGACGGTGGTGAACATCAACGCTGCGCTGATGCGCGTCAGGGTGAGCACCGCCGGTTCAGGCGTCACCGCTGGCTACGTGATGATCAAGGCACACGACTGATGAGCAGCAAACGAGAGCAGATCCTGGCGCGCGTTGAAACGCTGCTAATCAACACCAGCGGTGTCGATGGTCGCGTCTTCCGCAGCCGCCAGCAGGCATTCAGCCGAGACGAAGCGCCAGCCATCGTGATCGAGCCTGGCCGGGACAACCCCAGCGTGGTGAACACCTGCAAGCTGGAATGGTCGCTGGATGTGCTGGTCGCCATCTATGCACGCGGCGTCGTGCCACATCAGGAGGCCGATCCGATCGTTGTGGCCATGCACAACGAGCTGATGGGTGATCGCTCCTTAGGCGGCCTGGTGATCGACATGGTGCCGACCGGCGTGGATCCGCAATTTGATCGCGCTGATTTCTCCACCCTCTGGCTGGTCTGCACCTATCAGGTGAGATACCGCACCAGCATCAACAACCTGGAAGCTTGAGGCAATCCATAGCCTGAGCGTGGCGATCCTGTTGCGCAGTGCCTGATTCCCGACCACTTCCTGCTTATCCCGGTGCCGGTGGCAGCTATCTGCTGGATACCAAGAAGTGGGAATGGGTGCTGCGTGATGAAACACCAGCGGCCCAGAGCGCGGACGCTGCAGACCCTTCCCCGCAACCTGAGGCCTGATCATGCCGCTCTGGCGCAACCGACTTGCACTGTGCAAGATCGAGACGACCTACAACACCAACAGCTCACCAGCTTCCAGTGATGCGCTGCTGTTCACTGAGCTGGATGTGCAGCCGCTGGCGGTCGAGCTCACCGAGCGTGAGACGATCCAGAGCTATTTCGGCAATCGCGCCAGCATCGTCACCCAGCGATCGGTGCCGGTGAAGGCCACCGTTGAGCTGGCTGGCAGTGGCACCGCCGGCACCGCGCCACGCTGGGGCGCATTGATGCGCAGCTGCGCAGCAGCTGAAGCGATCGTGGCCAGCACCAGCGTCACCTACTCGCCGGTGTCGAGCAGCTTCAGCAGCTACACCATGGACTTCTACAAGGACGATGGTGCACGGCAGGCGATCACCGGCATCCGCGGCACGGCAGAGCTGAGCCTTAGCGCTGGTGAAGTGCCGACCCTGGCATTTGACCAAATGGGTCAGTACACCGCACCTGGTGCGCTGTCGCTGCCAACGCCGACCTACTCAGCCCAGGCCAGCCCGGTTGCCGTCAACAGCGACAACACCACCGCAGTCAGCGTGCATGGCTTCTCGGCCTGCATGTCGGCATTCAGCATGAGCCTGGGAGTGGACATGACCTTCAGGCAGCTGGCTGGCTGCACCAAAGAAGTGCTGGTGACCGGCCGCGCACCCAGCGGCTCGATCACCATCGAGCTGCCGAACTTCGCCACCAAGGACTTCCTGGCAATCGTGAGCGCGCAGACCACCGGCAGCATCAGCTGGCAGCACGGTCAAACCGCCGGCAACATCGTCACCTTCACTGCCAGCACATGCGCGTTTGATGCGCCGTCGATTGAAGAGGCAGATGCGGTCACGATGATCACGCTGCCATTCCGGCCGCTGCCAAGCGGTGCCGGCAATAACGAATGGTCCCTGGCGTTGACCTGAGATGGGCTTCGTACTTGAGCAAACGCCAACCTTCCGCTGGCCGATCACGGTGCGTGAGCAGGTGGATGATGGCCGCTACCGCACCCATCAGTTTGAGGCGGTCTTCAAGCGGCTGCCGCAGTCGCGCCTGGAGGAGCTCGCTATTGACTTCCAGCGGCTGCGTCATGCGGTGAAGAACGACGAGCCGATTGATCAGATCCCAACGCGTGCCATTGCTGATGAGATCTTGGTGGGTTGGAGCGGCATCTTCGAGCCGGACAACACCACGCAGATCCCGTACTCAGAAGCGGTGAAGGCGCAGCTGCTTGAGGTGGCAACCGTTGCCGAGGCATTGGTTGGCACCTACATCGACAGCATCGAGAAGGCCAAAGCAAAAAACTGACCGGCGCCGTTGATCACCTGATGCGCAGCAGCAAGGGTGACACGGCGCAGCTTCAGGCTGATGCAGCAGCGTATGGCATCATCCTGGAGCCACACCATGTAGAGCCAGAACAGTATCTGCTATGGCCTGAACATGCTGATGCTGTTGATCTGTTCTTGCGCTGCATGACGCAATGGCGCGCCAGTGGCAATGGCGTGATTGGTTTGGATTATGGCGTGGTGTTGCAACTGGCTAGCCTGTATGGGATCCGCGACCCTGGCACCACGCTTGAGGAACTGCAGGTGATGGAGCTGCACGCACGGGACCTGATCAACAAGCAAGCGGAGAAGCGCTGATGGCATCAATGCAGGCGCTGCTGAAGATCAAGGCAACCACTGAAGGTGAAGGTGCCATCGGAGCAATGGCACGCAGCCTTGGCGTCTTGAAGCAGGGTGCAGAGCGTGCCAGCGGCGGCTTGAAAGGACTGCTGACCAGCGCTGGTGGATTGGGTGGTGCGCTGGGCGGCTTGATCCCATTGGTCAGTGGTGTCGGCCTGGTGGCAATGGGCAAGAAAGCCATTGATGCCGCAGACGACATGAACGACCTGGCGCAGAAAACTGGCGTCAGCGTGGAGCAGCTCAGCAGATTTCAACAGGCTGCGCGTGACAGCGGCTCATCACTTGAAGATGTCGGCAAAGGTTTGATTGTGCTGGGCAGGAACCTGAACCTGTCAGTAGGCGCAACTCAGAGGTTTGGCGATTCAGTTGAAGAGATGGCGAGGAAGGCCGAGCAGGCTGAGCGTGATCAAACAGATGCACTGCGCAATCAGGCAGAATCTCGAATCACATTGCTTGAAAATGAAACTGACGACAGACTGAAAGAACTGAACAAGCGCTACCGCAAAGAACAGCGTTTACTAGATGATCGCTACAACGATCAGTCAGACCGTGAGCGCGAAGCATCAGACCAGGCCCTGACGCAGCAAGAGCGAGCACTTGATGAACAGTATGAACAGCGCCGTGTTGCGATTGAAAATGACGTAAGACTTACCGAAACGGCGCGATCATCGAGATTGAGCGCATTGCGCTATGAACAAGAAGATAGAACGCGCGCACTGCGAAACCGCTTTGAAAACGAGCGAAAAGAGCGCAGCCGACAGCTGCGTGATGCACAGCAAGCTGACGAAGACGCTTTGAATGACCAAAAAACAAACGAAGAAGCAATAATCAAAAAATCATCTGATCGGCAAAGTGAAGTTATCAAAAAGGGAGCGCAAGATCAAATTGATGCGCTAGCAGCTGGTGAGCGCGGACCCGAGGCATTCCGCAAGGCAATGCAACGCCTTGGCGTTAGCGCAGTGGATGCAACGGGCAAAATTCGCCCAACTGGCGAGGTGATGCTGGACATTGCCACAGCGCTTGCAAAGCTCCCTGATGGAGCCGACAAGGCCAGTCTTGCAATGGATCTCTTCAACAAAAAGCTAGGACCAGGTTTAATTCCAGTGCTAAACAATGGCCGCGAAGGCATCGAAGCCTACAACGCAACGATCACAACTGACTTCGCGCAGAGTGCCGCAGTCTTCAACGACAAGATGGGAGAATTGCAATCAAGGATTGACAAGCTTACAACATCACTAACCAAGTCTGGGCTGCTGCCTTTCTTTGACAAACTGCTGGACGGTCTTACGAGGCTTGGCGATGCCTTTGGCAGAATGCCTGGGTGGCTTCAAGCAACCACAGCGGTATTGGGCGGATTGCTAGTGATCTTGCCTGGGATCGTATCGTTCCTGCTCAACATCATCCAGCTGGCAGGGGTGCTGGGGCTAACCTTTAGTTCCGCTGGCAGCATCATTGCTGGCATCCTTACAGTCATTCAGCTGACCTTCACAGGCCTGCTTACCTTCCTGAGCGGCACCGTTTTGCCGGCGCTGCTGGCGTTCTTCTCTGGCCCAGTCGGCTGGACGGTGCTAGCTGTTGCAGCTGTGGTTGCGATGGGCATTGCATTCAGAAAGCCGCTGGGTGATTTCTTGAAGTGGCTGTGGAAGTGGGGCGAACCAATCCGCAAGTTCTGGCTTGATCTATGGAATGGTGCAGCAGGCTTTGCAAGAAAAGCATTTGAGACTGCTGCCGGTGTGGTGAAGAACATCTTTCGCGGCATTCTTCAGTACGTTGTCGATCGGATCAATCTTGCAGTTGGATTGATCAATGTGCTGATCAAAGCGTTCAACAAGCTGCCAGCACCTGACATCCCGCTAGTGCCACCGATGAAGGTGCCAGCCTTCGCGCAGGGCGGCACCGTCAACCGGCCAACGCTTGCGATGGTTGGTGAAGGTGGCCAGCGTGAGTACATCATCCCTGAATCCAAGATGGCGGCAGCCAGCAGCAGCTTCCTGGCTGGTGCTCGAGGTGATGCCGTCCTAGCCGGCAGTGGCGGCAAGTCGCCAGTGATCAACATCACCACCGGCCCGGTGATGGAGTTCGATGGCCAGCGCTACGTCACCGTGACCGACATGGAGCGCGCCATGCGGTTGACCGCTGAAGGTGTGATCGGCCGGTTGCGTACACCGTCTGCACGCATCGCGCTGGGCATGGCCTGATGAGAGCGCAAAGCCAATACCTCCGCATCTATGACGCTGCTGGTGTCACCTACCAGCGCTGGCAAAGCTACTACGCCAACACCAGCGTCACATGGTCGAGCGCCAGCTGGAACTATGTGCCGTTCATTGCTGATGGCATCACCGCCGGCAGCAGTGGCACTGAGCAGTCAGTATCCGTCACCGCTGCAGCAACTGGCCTGGTGTTGGATGCGTTCCTCGCTGCCATCAGCGATGGCCGCCTGGTGGATCTCAGCATCTACCAGTTCGATTCCACCCTGGGCAACAACACACCGCAAGCTGGGCAGGAGCTGGTGGCTGCATACACCGGCCAAGTGGTTGGCGGCAATGGCGGATTGACTAGCCTGACCATACAACTCGGCTCGGCATTGTCTCCCGTTGGAGCACAAGTGCCGCCGCGCCGGTTGACATTGGCGATCATGGGGCAGGGCATCAGGCAGTGAGCTTCCTTTCCTCCAGCGATCCACTGGCACTGCTGGCCATCCAGGCCGGTCAGATCAACGCACCAGCTGATGCAACCGCCGCGCAGGGCACCACAGAGCTGGATCGCCCGCAGCGGTTCGCGCAGATTGGTGAGCCGGTGCCGATCGTGTTCGCCCGATTCCGCAACAGCAAAGGCGGCATCCTGATCAGTCCCGGCGCCACCGAAGCACGCTTCGAGAATGACGCCAGCAACAACGTCACCGCCTACTACATGCTGGTGCTGAGCGAGGGCCAGCTCGACAGCATCCCGGTGAAGGATGTCTTTCAACGTGCCTGCCGCGTTGGCGCTCATACGCAGACCTACAACCGCAGGGCCGGCACCTGGACACCCGGCAACTTCCTGGTACAGCGTGCCGGTAAGGATTTGCCCGAGGCGCCATTCTTCTGCGGCACCGTTGGCAGCTATCCGGGCATCAGCACGCTCAGCTTCAACGTCACCATCCCGGACGGCTTCGATCAGTACAACCGCCAGGTGCATCTGTTCATACGCGGTGGCATGGCCGTCACCCGGATCTACGACAGCGTGACCGGCCCCAGCGACAACTTCGCGGACCTGGTGAAGTGGCTGCTGGTCAATACCAGCAGGGTGCCAGCGGCGATGATCGACAACACTGCACTGCTGGCAGCAGCCACGTTCCTTGAGGTGAACGGTTTCACCTGCAACCTTGAGATCCGCGAGAGCACCAACTACTCCGACCTTGCCGCCAGGCTGGCGCCTTACTTCCTGCTGGCCGAGAGCAACGCAGGTGGCAAGCGTGGGCTGCGGCCGCTGCTGCCGGTGACTGGCGGTGGCGCCATCAAGACCACGGCGATTACGGCGGAATACACCTTCACTGAAGACACGGTGCTGCCTGGCACGCTGGAGATCAACTACCTGTCACTGGCGGACCGGCAGCCATTTGTGGCGCAGGTGATCTGGCGCCAGCAGCTGGAGAGCGACATCGGCATCATCCGCACTGCTGAGGTGCGTTACAGCGGCACTGCTGAGACTGGGCCGTATGAGTCGCATGATCTCTCGACGTTCTGCACCAGCGAGGATCACGCGGTAAAGGTTGGCGCCTACATCCTGGCAAAGCGGCTCTACACCACGCACACCATCCGGTTTGCAGCCAGGCCGCAGGAGCACAACACGCTCATCAGCGCTGGCG